AAAACGTCAGCAGCAACTGCTGTGTCATCTGTGTACTGAGTCGTTGTTCCACCGTCGTTAAAGAAACAGCCTGTGTGCTGGTAGTCAGTAGGTGCTACTGCTGAAGCGTGTACTACTGCTCCACCGTTACCAAAACCAGTACCACAAGAATGCAAGTCAACGTCCACTCTTACTGCAAGAGCGTAACCAGCGTCATCTGTGTAGAACTGACGTAAGCTGCTAAGAGCTTGTACTTCAACAATGTCCTCGATCAACCTTGAGTATTCAAAGTGTCGATTGATGTCGATAGTCAATTCACTCTCAGTGTTAGCAATGATAGTAACTGCTGTATCAGCAGCCTTAGCATTAGCGTCACCACGAGTAGGCTTAGGAATGTGCAACTTGTCGCCTTTCTTGCCGTTCATAGCAATCTTTTTGACAAGCGGAGCCATTTTTAAGTTTTTCTGATAAGCGGCAACGATTTCGTCAGACCATATTTCAGGTATGAATGTTGCTGCTTCTGTTACCGCAGTATTACCACCTGCGCCAGGATATGCTGCTGTAGCCATTTTACTTCTCCATTAAGTCATCTAACCCGACCCTCCTGGTAAGCTCTATAAATTTCCGGTTGTAGAGCCTGATACCTTTCTGGGTCTGTTCTCATCAGTTTAATAATGTCGGGCCTACGATAGATTTTTTTACGCGATACCTCTGTGCTGCCTTGTGCGCTACCTGTATTGGCTGATCTAATTTGTTGCTTCCGCGCCAGTTTTTCAACATTTGCGGTTTGCTCTGCGACTTCCCGCCTACCACTTGTTACATCTTTCCAAGTAGTAAAAAGTTCGTCACCAGCTTCAGCACTATAATTAGTGTTTGCCTCTGCAAATAACTGTTGCCTAAAAGAAGAATCTCCTACCCATTTTTTAAAACCCTCGTCTTTAAGGATTTCTTGCATGTCAGGATGCTTGCTTTGCAACTCCGCTAGTGACGTTTGTTTCTTGTACCTAGCAGTGTACGCTTCAGCTTCTCTAATTTTAGGATGATTATCAATCGCACGATTAACGGCGGCTTGAGGATCTGTAAAATAGTCCAAATCATCTTCAGGCTCAACGTGTTGTTGAGGTGCTGATTGTTGTGTCTGATTAGTAATGTAATCATCGACAACTTTGCGAAGATCGCCTACCTCAGAAGACTGACGGCCTAAAAGCTTTTCAGCTTCTTGGTGCATCTGTACGACTTGCTCCAAAGATTTACCTGCGTATTTCTCTGGAACTTGAGGTTCTTGAGGTTGCTCAACTTCATCCTCTAGCGTTGTATCTACAGGAAGTTGTTGAATCTCTTGATCTTCACCTTCAACGCTGACTGCTTGCTCCTCTTCAGGAGGCATATCAACAATTGACGCTCTTGACATAATTAAACTCCGTGATTATTGAATCATTATGGAGATGTATTTCTTCTACCTGCTTGTTCGTGATCTTTTATCCATTTGATGTGTCTACCAGGGAAATCCCCGCTAGAACCATCCAGAACAAAGGACGGGGCAGATAGCATTTTTTTAGCATCCTCGCCACAATCGCACCTGCTGACTGCTGCGCTGCTGCTAACAAACTTCTCGAATATGTGTCCTTTTGGACAACAAAAATCGTAAACTTTTAACATTCTACTCTTTCCAGCCTACTTTCATAGACTTTAAAGCTAGTTTTATTCAGGACTTTCTTCTTCCACTTGCTCTCTTCCTGCCTCAATCGTACCTTCTAGGTTAATAATTGAGTTAAAAGCAGCAATTTGGCCCTTTCTGAAGAATAACTCTTCTAAGTCTTTTACTGATTGTATATCAGAAATACGATCAGCATTATTAGAAACGTCTTTTAAGAGTTGTTTGAAGCCTTCATGGTTAAATAACTCGTTGTAGTTATTGTAATAGGTTTCAAGCTCTGGTGTCATAACATTCCTTTGTTATCTAATACGGTTTTTTTACTTTCTTTTTCTTTTTCTTTGCTGTTTTAGCAGCATTTTTAAAGTCTTGGTCACTAGGTGCGCCTGGGCTTCCTTTTTTTCTCATTACTTTTCCAGCCTTTCTTTTGTTGTTAATGTTTCTATAAAGACTCATTAATCACCTCTGGCTTTTTTTTGAGATGTTTTTGAAAGATCACTAAAATGGTACAGCTTTACTGACGTTTTTCCATGTGATTTACCAGAATGCAAACTACCATTGCCCATCTTGTGAGTATTTCCTGTAAATAAAGTGCCGTCACGCTTGTAATGCTTCATTCCCGCAGCCATCTAACCTCCTACCATTTAACCTTATTTGACCAATATGCCGCAGAACACCTGCCTTTTGCAATATTCTTGGCATGTCTAGCCTTAAAAGACTTCCTTCTAGCTTTGTCTTTAGCAGATTGAGGATTACTTCCCGCACCGCTAACGCCCTGCTGACCAAAACGAATAGTTTTTACACTACCATCTTCACACTTAGCCACAACAACGTGGCTTTTAGTCGGATGATTAGGTGTTTTTTTAGGCTTATTGTAGCCGCTAACACCAATTCTTTCTAATCTTGAGTCTTTTGCCATTAACCTTGACCAAAAGAGTCAGACACTACTTTTGCAGGACGGCCTCTCTTCTTAGGCTGTTCTTGTGTATCAGAGAACATCTTCTCCAAGGCTTCTAAGCGATCCCATTTCGGTTTGAGGTACTTGTCTACGTCCTTGAGGAGGCGTTGCAATTCTAGGTCTGTTAGCATTTTCTTTTCCTTTGATTTCTCTTTCTTTAAGGAGAGTCTGGGCCGTCTTTAACCGACGATCAAACTCTTTATCTTCACCATCACCTTCTTTTAAGTTTCGGGTAATAGCGTTAATGAGATCAATTTGTAGCTCTTTTGGTGCTATATCTGCCTCAATAGCTAGTTTAACTGCTCTAGCTGCTGACTCTTGAGACTGTGCTGTAAGTGCTGCTGTTTGCGACTGTTGGAACTCAAGTTGTGCTTGCTGCGCTGCCATTGCCATTTGTTGTGCTTCTGGGTTTGGCTCCATAGCTTGCTGCATAGCTGCCAAGAGGTCTTCTCTGTTAGACAGGTTCATGTTGTCGATAATAGACTCAACTAACGTAGCGTACAGTGGAGAGTCTTGCTTCATTGTCTGTAGCAACTGAACTAACTGAGTAACCTCGTATTCCCTCGCTATAATGCCTAGAGTGCTACTAGCATTAAATTTGTAGTCAGCAACAGGATAGTTTTCAGGGTCAAACTGCATGTAACGGTAAGCAGCCTTCTTTACAAAAGGTATTAAGAAAGACTGTTGAAAGTTAATCAGAGTACGCTTATGACGCTTAATAATTGCGCCCAGAGACATTGATATCCCTGCCGCCGTAGACTCGCCATTAACTTGCCCTGCAATCCCTGCTGAATCCACTGCTCCGGTAGCTTGTTGTACCATTTGCTGTAGTTCTGCGGCTTGATTGAAGGTAATAGAGTTAACCTGCCCGAAATTAAAGGGCTGTAGGACTTCTCTTGGATCACCACTGGTAAGGATTATCTTGCCAGGACGTATCTCAGGTTTAGACCCTCTAGGAAGTCTAGTCGCATCAATTGCCATCATTGGATGGATAGTCAGGCTTAATGCGTCAATTCTTGCTCTTAGCTCAGTATCGAGAGCTTTTTGAGAGTTATAACCTTTTTCACAAACTCCCCTACCCCAAAACCTACCTGGGACAACATCCCAAGGAAAAGCAATGATAGGGCGATCCTGCATCATGTAAGGATTAGCTTCTGCTTTTAGTAAAATGCCGCCGTTAGCAACAACAACAATAGCTTCAACATACTTGGAGGTATCTGTTTGCTCAGTTAGCTCCTCTATTTCTTCATCTGATGCCTCTTCTAGCATCTCTCTTGGCACTAAACCGTAATACTTAGTCAGTCGAACTTTGCTGTCGTGATGAACAGTAAGGTCACGATCTGGCTCTAAATCTGTGTCTGGAGCGGCTGGGCCAACATAAATGTCTTTGTAAACGCCTTGCTCTTGAAGAAGCTCTACCTGATGAAGGCTAACGAACTCATCGATAGCAACACCCATTGCGTCCTCAACAGAGGTTGAAACAGGGTCAATCAGAAAGTTCTGCGGCATAATAGGCTTTAGCTTAACCTTTACCCTTTCTTGTATGTTGACTCCGACAGCTTGCAAGTCACCGCCCATGATGGGCTGAGTTGCAGGAACCATCTCTTTCATTTCTTCGATGACTAGCTCGCCAATACCCGTACCGAATACAGCAGAGTTAATTAAACATTCTGCAACTGCTTTGCGAACCTTGCAGTCTTCAAAGTCTTCAGTCAGTTTGTTTCTTAGGAACTGTACGTCTTCGGGCTGAGTGTCACCCAAGTTATCTGATACATCGAACCACTTACCACGACCAAACGTAGCTTCTTCTAGTTCTGCGACATTAGATTCAACGGCCTGTTGTAGGGCTGGAGATATGATTCTTGAACGCTCTGAAGCTCTTTCGCTATCAGCAGAGTCCCATATACCACGCCAAAGCCGATAGTATTCATCAAAACGGTAGGCGTAATTAGATTCGTAATGATCTCGCCAATCATCACACTTTGTGATTACCCAAGATTCAATAGACTGTTCTATTAAAAGCGGGTCTGCTTCATATAATTCACTCATGCCGATCTCCGTTTAGGCACACGCCAATACTGGTTCACAAAGGCGGTTTGCATCTTTATCCCTCTGTGGTTACGATCTTCCCTGTCTACTCTCTTGGGATAGCACTCGTTACACCACTCTTTTAAAGGGTCATCAGTCATTGGTGTTTCATTTGAGCATACACTATTGCTGCATACTAATTTTTTCATTTAATATCCTGCAATAACGTCCAGTATTTCTGGCTCTTCAAAGTCAAACTCGTTAATTCCGTAAGGAACTTGAGCAAGTTGATCAATATAACTTAATGAGTCTACCAAGTCATCATGGGTTAATGGGTCAGGGAACTGAAAGAGTTCATCAAGAAACTGTATATTCCATTCGCCCTTACCTAGTGAGATGACTCCGTTTTCAAATCTTCCCTGTAATGACCACATGATACGGTCTGTCTTCTTTCGGTTGCCGTGTGTTAGCTCAACTACTCTGAAGAACTTGTTATTTTTCTTCTGCATATCCGTCAGCGGAGACATTACTGCTTGTTTGGCGATACCTCTTTCAATACCTACAGAGACAGGCTGGTATCTATCTACCGCATTAAATATCTTCTGGGCTGTTTCGTTAAGATCCCATCTACCGTGAATAATCTCTTTAACGTACCAATTACCGTTGTCTGTCACCATGACGATTGACATGGCTGTATTGTCTAGCCTTGAGTTCTTAGAACGCTTCTTACCCACCTCTTCAAAACCAGCAAGGTCAATTGCTATGTAGTAATCACCTACTTCAGGTTCATCCCCGTACTTAATCCACTCTTCCTTAAACATTTCTGAGCCACGGGCCTCGAAAGATGCCAAGAACTCCTGACGGAAGGCATAAGATGACATCGACTTCTTAGCCGTATCAATCTCTCCAGGATCTAGCAAGGGATTGTCATAGGAGGTGTAGTGCCAAGTCTTGTATGTTTCGTCATCACCTAACTCGCCATACTTGTAGAGATCATAAAAGTGATTGCGACCAATGGGTGTCCCAATAAACATGGCTGAACCCTTCTGGTCAGTCAGAGCAGGTCTGAGAATTTGCTCAAAGACCTCCGGTTTCATGTCAGCGTACTCATCGAGGACTAAGAACTTGAGCGATACACCCCGCATAGTCTCTGGCCTGTCAGCCCCTTTTAGACTGATCGTGGCTCCATTAACGAGCTTTATCTGAAGATTATTGATATGTGACCCTGATATAACAGGATTACCCAACTCTAGGAGGGTTTGCCACATAATATCTCTTGCCTGCCCTTGAGTAGGCGCAACATAGAATACATGCCCTTTATTGGCCTGAAGGGCGTTAACAATGAGCATCCATGCGGCTAATCGGGACTTTCCGGTACGTCTTCCCGCTGCTACGACCTTGAATCGAGTGGTATCTCCCCAGACATCTTGCTGCCAAGGGAGTAATTCAATGTTTAAATCAGTAGACATGGCTGCTCTTTTTCTTTCTTGGGAGGTACTTCATCCTCATCTAGCTCTTCTACCCTATCCCCAGACATGCTTTTTAGTGCCACCATCGTAAGCTACGCCTAAATGTTCGTTAATCAGGGTTTCTGCTATGTCGATACCGTCTAAAGTGTACAGATTAGCCAAGACTCTGCCGTACTTGTCTTCTTTTCCTCTTTCAAGAGACTCCAGCCACACCTTATCACCGCAAAGCTCAATCATTCTGTCTCTAGCCTTGTAGCCTAAGACTTTCTCAACCTTGTTTCTGGTGCGTATTTCGGGAGTATCTATCTTTGCTAGGCGTATTTTAGAAAGTTTTGATAGATTAAAGGGCAGTCTTATCTGTGTGGTAATGGTATCCCCGTCATAAACAGACACAACGTCAGCAGGAAAGAAGAATAACTGCTCAAACTTAATCATAGGCTTCATTCTTTTTAGTTTTAGGATTGTCCTTTAGGAATCTGCCTTTCTTATCTCTAGCTCTTTCCTTGGGCTTCTTCTTAAAAAGATTCTTTAGCCAATTAATCATCTAGCTCTCCCTCGATAACAGGTTGGTCAGGGATTTCGACTTGGTTAACACCCGATATGTTGATCTGAATAGCACTCCTACCGCCATCCTTAATCACATCCTTCTCAAATGCAGCAACAGGGGCTAGTCGGTCAATCAACATTTTCCAGGCAGCGGCTTGATGTTTATGCTCATCATTGAGCGCAGCATCAAAGATACTCTGTAAAACAAGCTTGGACTTGGGAGAGGCCAGCATACGGGATTTGTAATCATTGATAATAGCAGCATCACCCTTGGGGCGACCTATTGCAGTACGATTACCTACCTTCTTAGCCTTTACTTCAGATTGCTTGGGTCTACCACGCTTTCTCTTCTGAATATTAAACTCTTTGCGTTCGGCTACTTTAGCCTTTAGCTTTTCATCCATAGGAATCTCTTAAAACTACCCCCCGAAGGGGGCAGGAAAACGGGAGTAACCAAATAGGGGTCGAGTTAACCCCGTTATTCATCCTAGCAAACTAAGATTCATCATTGCAAGTACATGAATTAGATTCATCTTCCCGCTGTTCTTCATGAATTTCATTCAAGACATTCTCAAAAGAGTCAGCTATGCGCTCTAAAGACGTAGCAATACTCCTAATCTGAGCAAA